TAGTCATCTCTGTGAGCTGATCAAATGCGTCTTGATCTGTCACCTTCATGGGGTTTTTCTTGTCGCCAAATGCTCGTTTATTTAAATCACGAAACTTGGCTTGCGACTCTTTAATTGATGTCAGACCAGACTGCAACAGTCCACCTACGCCTTGCAAAGCCTGAGTCCTGTTTGGGCTTTGCATATACGCAAGTGCATCGCCAAGTAAACCTGTGAAATCTTTTGCCATGATTTATTGTCCTTGCTGGAATGCGCCTGGCAGTCTGCCTGCCGTTACACCAGTCAAACTGTAAGGCACAGTCTTACCGGCAAAACGCGCAAAGTCATTAATCTTTTGCTGCAATAACGCAAAGGCACTTTGATCAACCAAAGCTCGGCGTACCAAGTCAGGGTTTTCCGATACAAGTATCTTGGCAACCATGTCACGTTGAGAGTCAGTCAAGTTTTTATTCTTTTCAAAGGCAACCTTTTTCAGAATATTAACTGCTGATGTAGCCATGGTTATAGGATTTGCTGTCATCACATTTGCAATTTCTTCAGCAGATATATTTGACCCTTGTCGAGCAGCCTGCAACAAGGTTGGCGCAGTTTGAGAACCGCCAATGATGTAGCTCTTAGCTGCTTGCGACTGAGCTGCTGTATTGATGCGTTGCAAGATGCCAGACAATTCATCTTGAGGATAAATAGTCCGCAAGATCAAACCCTCTTTGGTATTCTCATCTGACATTTTGCCCATCATTGATGTGCGAGTTCCACTCGTCATGCGATTGCGAATGGCATCCATTGTGCCTGCTCGAAATGCGGCCAAAGCACCAGGCTTTTGCGACAATTCCTCAGTAAGAATGGCAACCTCATCGGGAGTTTTATTAAATACTGTACGTCCTTCATCAAACGCTTCTTTTGCAGTACGGCGTGTGTATGCTTGCACCCTTGTATCAGCCAATACTGCTGATGATTTATCAATAGAAGCACGCAATGCACCCTCAACTCCTTTAAGAGACTCACCAACCCGCCCACGGCCTGCTGTGTAAGCCTCATCAACTGACGTTTGGATGCCCCTGCGAATAATCTCAGCATCTTCTAAGGTTGGTGTTCTACTAAATGCAACATCACCATTCTTATCAAATGTAAAGAACGGCTTTTTACCAGTCTCTGCTACATAGACTTCATTAATATTTTTTACAGATTGTGGCGATCTTTTGAGCGCATCAGTCACACTTTTGAGCAGATCGGCATCAATTACACCGCCAGTGCCAAAAGCGTTTTTGTATGCTTCTTTTTCAACTTCCTTTGTGGCCTCATCAGACAATCTGAATCTACGCAATACATTCTCGCTACTCATCCTTGGACCAACAAAGCTAGGGTCAAGTTCGTTATACAGTTTCTTTTGTATGTCTGTCAAAACCTCAGTGCGTAACTGCTCTGGACGGCGCGTAAGAGATGACATGAGTGTGGTTGATGCCTTACCACCTTGAGAATATAAAAGTCGTACAGCAGACGCTAGTGTGGCATTCTCAGCCATGATCTCACCGCGAGCAATGCGATCAATGATCTCATCTGTGGTGAGTCCAGTGTCACCCGCCAAGCGCTGTAACTCAGTCTCAACTACCTTTGCGCCACGCCCACCAGCAAGACGGCGTGCAAAGTCTGTAACCTTGTCAACAAGCATTCCACCACCAGTAATCAGTCCCTTTACTGCTGGGGCAACAATAGCGCCTGTTGCAACTCCACCAGGCACTTTTGAGGCGCGATCATATATATCACCCTCACCAGATAAGAATCCTGTTAAACCGCCATATGAGCCACCAAGCGCAGATGTTGCGGCCAATCCCCTGATAACAGGCGCAATTGACATTGCTGCTTGCGGTATGGTCGCTGGCGCAGCTGTACCACCACTAGCTAATGTTACGGCTCCTGTTGCAAGCAAACCACCCAAACCCTCATATCCAAGAGACTCTAATGGTGCTTCTTTTTGATAAGCCTTTGTCTTTGACCTGATGTCAGCAAGTGCAGATTCGTAGTTTTCACCGGCCATTGATCTTAGGTAAGCCTCGGCTTCATCAGCACCAGTAAAAGTAGCTCCTTGAGCAATAGAGCGTAAACGCTGAGTAGGAGCTGGAGGTTGTATAGAGACAGGAATTGGTCTTGTTGGCATTGGCGCTTGCTCTTGAGCAGGCAAGCCTCCAGCAACTTGCTGTAATGCCTCAAGTTTTTCAGTTGACAATTTAGAGAAGTCACCCTTTTGGATGGCCTCTAATTCGTCCATACTAAACTGGCTTAGTCCATCGCTCATCGTGGTCCTCCTGAACTGCGTCTTCTATTAAGCTCTTGCTGAATAGCATTTTGCAAGGCATTTGGTGCTGGTGCGCCATATGGTTGAACCTCATACATTGGCGCAATAGTAGAAAGACTTGGAATAGCTGTTGTAGCCTTATTCAATAAATCCTGATGTGACGCAATTCTTACCCTTGCAGAGCGTTGTGCCGCCATAAGACCTTGCTGCAACTCTCCTGATGTAAGACTTTGATCTCCACCAGCAGCGCGTCTTAAGATTGCTCTTTCGCCCTCAGTCAATGTGCCTTGTCCACGCATCTGAGATGCGGCATCAAGCTCTTGCTGTGCAAGCCCTTGTACAACAGTGGCGGTACTCCTAAGAATTTGATCGGCATTAGCCCCACTAATATTCAATTGCTTACCAATTCTCAACAAGGTTGTTCTTGTATCTGCTGCGGGTCCAAGAATTGCCGTATCAAGCGCAGGCAATATGCGATCAATATTTGAAAGTGTTGAATTGGCAGATTGAGCCATCATGCGAGATTCATCAAGGTTTTTGATTGCCTGTGTAGTGGCAAGCGTAACTCCTTGTTTTTCTGCATTTTGAATCACATTGGTAGCGCTTGACCTACGCAGAGTTTGGACATTCTCAAATGTGACTGGTGTATTTGTAGCTTGAAGAATTTGAATCTCACTTGGTAAAGCCTCTGGCTTATCAAGTTTTCTAAAATTCTCAAGTGTGATGGGCAGATTCAATGCATTTAAATACCTTATCTTCTCAGGATCGGCCTCTGGCTTTTCAAGCAAACGCAAGTTTGCCAAAGTTGGTTGCATACCAAGTTCAGCCAGCAACTTTGCTTTCTCTGTTGGTTGAGTTAGCTTGAGCATCTCAGGTATGCCTTTTTCAGCAGGCAATGCAGACAGCATCAAACGCTGCTCGCGTGTCAAATTGGACATTCCACTAGGTGCAACGCTAGGCGCAGGCTGACCAATCATCGCGGCACGTTCATTTGTTGGACCAAGCGCCATGCCAGGCGCTGAAATAGCCTGCTGTGGTGTGATCTCAGCGCCAACTGTAGGCTGACCCATTAAAAGGTTTTGATAAGCCAACTGAGCTTGCTGTGCGCGTCTTGCCTCATCCAGCTTCTGCTTGGTGAGCAACTGAGCCATAGCCCCCTGCTGCGCCTGCTGATAACCCTGCTGACCACCAGCGAGTCCGGCGCCAAGTATCTGCATGAAAGAGCGAGGTACTGTGCTTGGTGCGCTTGCCTGTGACGCGGCAATGGCCGCTTGCAACAGAGCCTGACGATTCATCTGCTCAGTCTGCGCCGCCGTCAAATACTCTTCCAATCCACTAGCACCGCCACCGCCAAAGATGTTGCCGAGTAAGCCTGTGAATGCTCTATCCTGACCACCGCCTCTGATGGGCAGTGGTGCAAACTGATAAGGCTGACTCATCTGCGCTAGGTTTTCTTCGTATGTCGCCATGATTTATGCCTTTCCAAGCAGTGAGCCAATGTAAGCGCCAGTCAGTCCACCTGACAGCAAATTACCAGCAGTGTTGTTGTACAAAGGCTGTGATGATGTCTGACCAACATTCGCAGGCTGAAGTCCCAATGCGCCGCTAGTGATGCCCAAACGCTCAGTGCCTAAGTTACGCAACGCATCAAGTCTTGCTTGCTCCAGTGCAGTGCGTGTAGTGCCAAGACCTAATGAAGTCTGCAATCCTGCCATATCCATAGGACGCGCTTGAAGACCAAGGTTAGCCGCCTGCGTGTAGCCAGCAGAACGCAACTGTGCGCTGGTGTTAGCCGCTTGGCGCAATGCCGCCTCGTTGGTCATGCCGCTAACTACAGCTTGGCGTGAACCGCCAAACGCTCTAGCCCTAGTCGCCTGATCTCTGTTTGCCTGCTCCTGTATCAGTCGAGTACGCTCAATGTCGCCCAAAGCACCTTGCACCACTTGCTCTTGGTAAGGGTTAAAGAACCTTGCAATATCAGCCTCACCAAATGGTGTCATGCCGAGGTTGTAGAGCTGTCGCTCTGCATCGTTGTAAAGCTGACCAGGCTGTGCAATTTGTCTCGCCTCTAAGCCAGCCGCTGTTGTCTTGGCTCTCTCAAGGTTAGCTAAGTACTCGGCCTTGATCTGAGGGTCAATGCTTGTAGTTGAAGTTTGTGATGTAGGCGCATTGGCAGAGCCAATAGCACTTGTCACCGCCCCAAGCAATGAGCCTGCAATGCTTGGATTAGCCTTGGCAAAGTCCATGATGGCAGTGCCTACGCCACCTAAAGAACTTAAATTAGGAAGAGTAGTTGCCGCAGTAGTCGCCGCATTAGTTACTGCTGCAGGAACAACAGCTGGTGTTACACCAGCCATAGGACTACCGCTACCAGTAGTAGGCGTTGTAGTAGTTGGTGGAGTAATAGTGGCTGGTAATGCCGCTGTAAGGCCAGTGACTCCAAGGGCAGCAGGAGTTAATCCAGTAGCGGCGGCTGTTGCATTTACTCCAGCCGCACCAGTACCAAATCCAGCTAAACCACCCGCTGAACCACCACCAGCCGCCAATCCTGCTGTTGTTGCACCACCGGCAGTTAATGCGGATAATGGTATTCCAGTGGCGGCTGCTGTAGCCGCCGCACCCGCCGCACCAGTACCCATACCAGCCAATGTTCCACCAGCCGCACCGCCAGCCGCACCAGCACCAGCAATGGCAGGACCAAGGAGATTAGCACCCAAACCTAATGCAAACATTGGGGCAAAGTCTTGTACAAAACCACTAAGACCACCGCCACTATTAAACGCATCTAAATCGCCAATTCCATAGTCAATAATCTCGCCTTTTGCATTTATTCTTGGTGCAGAAACTATATTTGGTTGATTTGGATCAGGATATAAATATTGACCTGGTTCCAGTGTCAACTGCTTAAAATTACCTTGTGCGTCATATTGGGCAACCAGTGGGATATTCTGAAATGTTTTGTCCGTTGGTACTGTGTAGCCTTCAATAGCGGAAGGACCTGATCTAAAGCTAAGTGCTCTATCTGCATATTGATCAAATTCTGGATTGATCTTCTCGTATGCTGGAGTAAATCCCTGTAGCCCTCTAGATTCCATTGGAACTGTAATTGTGTCTAATTTAGTGGCAAGATTTGCCAATGATGCAGGGTCTAACGCTTGGCCCAATGAGGGCAATTGCTCTTCCACCCTTTGTGGCAAACTACTAAAACTACCCATAATCCCAAAAAACTCAGGCAAACCAGTTTGAGGATTTATAGTGCCAGCGCCACCCATAGACTGCAACAGTGCCGCCTCTTGCGGATTAATGTGGGCGAGCATGGTGTCACCATATCTACCCTTTGACGCTAGATTTTTATATTGACCACTGAGCATATCAAACATTTTTTATCCCCTTAATACCTTGAATTTTATCTCTTACCCATGGCAACAATGTCTAGTCGCATCACGCCAATGCGCCAGTCTGCCAGCACATCACCTGTCACCACCATATTGAATTGACGGCCTGAGAACCTCACGCTCGTAGGGTTAGCCGCCGTAAATGGCCCAAAGGTTGACTCTGTACCTGTTGGGAATAGTCTAGTCTTGAATGACACTTTCGCCTCACCCAGTGTTTGCTCATCAGGTATGACTTGGCGAATATTAAACACATTGTCGCCGTTGCCAATCTCTAAGGGGCCAGACTCGGCAAACAGGGTTGAGCCGTCATAGTCAAAGCCCACCTCATGCTCGTTGACTTCGCCAGCCGCATCAACCATCAGGGGAAGCGTAAACACGCCAGCATCAGCGCCTGCCAACCGAGACAATGTCCCAATATTCCAATGACCTTCGCGGTAGTTGTACGTCACATACGAATCATTCTCAAGTCCCGCATTGCTCGGATAGAACCACCAAATCTCGCCAAACTTGGAGTTATGAACCGCAACTACTTTTGATCGCTGGTCCAAATTGATATTGCTAAAGACATAATCCGACACATCGCATGGCAATGGCTTGACATATCCGTCATAAATAAAGAAGCCTGACTTGCTCATCCAGATCGCCGCAGTATCAATCGCCGCCACCGACTGGGTAGAAATCAAACCGCAACCCGATCCAGCCTTCTCAAAACCATAAACAAATGGCGCACCAATGTATTGCGCCGTATGCACATCAACATCAGTAAAAAGCAAGTTGATGCCCTTGACCCTCTTGCCAGCCATCAGAGTGCCAGAAGTGGTTAACTCATAATCGCCAGCTAAATTGGTTGATGCTGGTGTCCAAAGCGTGTTGTCTTCTTGGTCGCACCACTGCACTTTTCTAGGGTTACCACCAGCGCCAAGCGCAAACAGGAATCTCTCAGCAGTCACCAAAATAGCCTTGTTGCTAGTTGGTGCGTTGGTGATAACCGCCGCCAATGTTGGCGTTGTAAAGCCTAGTTGCCACTCGTAAATCTTGCCATCGTAGTCAGAGCATCCCACCAAATACTCGCCCCAAGTGTCCAAACTCCAAGTCGTGGCTATGTTTGCCGATCCAAGGTCTGGTCGAGGTACGCCATAAGCAAAGTTGCCGTAAAGGTTTTTGCCGTAGCCGGTGGTGCTTGTGGCATCGACAAAGCCAGTTGTGAATCCAGTTGGCGTGATGTCCTTTAAAACGCCTGTAACGTCCATTGCAAACAGCTTGGAGTGAGTGCCAAGGCCAATGTAGGAATCGCTATTATCATCGCGCCAAGTGATGATCGCCCTGCAAGCGCCGGTGACAG